TCCCGACACATGCGACTCATTTGGTAGAATAGCATGTAAAGTAGACGCTTTTCTGGGGGATCATCTTTGTTGGAGTTGTAGTCCCATTCAATGACGCCTTTATCGACAATAAGGCGATGCTGATTAAGAATAGGCTCAAGGGCATCAATAATACGCTCTTCTTTACGAACGTTGGCACGTACTTCTTCAACATCTATACCTTGTTGAGTTTGTTGAATGTGTTTCTTAAATAGCTCAGCTACAAGACCGTCACCAAAGTTTGTCTCTACAACTAACTTAGTAACGTTATACTTTTTACACCCTTTTAGAATGTCCAAGAGCGTGTTGTCTGAGTATCCGTCTCGGTAAGCACGCACTTCATGCACGTACAAGAAACCGTTACGTTGGGAGATATAAGCTGCTGCTGTCTCATCTGTGCCTCTACCCGACGGGTCAACCGAGCAGATTGTCTCTTGGTAAGGACCCCATTCTCCTTGGAGCTGCATTGGACTGTAGAAATAATCTCCAGGTAGTCCGACAGTTGGTAGTTCTTTGAGGACGTTTCTAGGATCTGAGCACCAGATGACGCTATCAGGAGCGGACTGAGGGTTAACACTGGTGATGACAAGATCAGCCATCTTGAGTGGGAATTTCTCAGCATCACTAAGGCTCGTATCGAGCATGAACTGCAGCATAAAGTTGCTGCGTCCCATAGCTGCTTCACGTTCAAGTAGGTCTTCATGGCTAAATCGGTCAGGGTCAGTAACACTCCACGGGTCTGCACCCATGTCAATGTCTTCTTGAAGTTGAGGTGCAATCAATCCTTCGTAGTTTGCCAGTTTACGTGGAACTCTGGCAGGCCAAACAAAAGGACGATAGTTACGTTCTGCTAGTTTACGATAGATGGTAAATGTTGTCTGAGGAGTACCAAGGTACATAATCCTTGAGTCTTCCTTAGGCGTAAGAATAGATTCAGCCTCCGTACAGAGTTGAAGCAGTTTCTCACGCATCATTTCTGTCATTGAGTTACCAGGAACCTCAACGTCATCCAAAATCATTAGGTCAGCACGTGAACCAGTAAGCTGACCGGTGATCCCAACCGACTTAACTGAGGGTGCCTGAGATGGAGAGCAGTTAACATCGAAGCTAATCCGGCTCCAACGGGCATCATCCGACTTAGGCTGTAGGTGCTTAAGCCACGGTGTCTCAATAATAAGCTTTTGAAGGAAGATAGACATGTTGTCTGCACGCTCTTTAGAAGCGGAGATAATCATGATCTTCTTCTCAGGGTTCTTAAAAAGGACCCAAAGCACAAAAGCACCAGTAATCCATGACTTACCTACACCACGAAATGCTTGGATTTGAAGCCGTTTTGGACCGTGCTGTAGGTAGTCGGCAATGGCGTATTGTGCTCGGGTCGGTTCTGGCAAGTCTAGCTGACTCCACAAGGCTTGAAGAAATAGCTTAAAATCGCCTTGCAGGGCGTCTAAAACATTGCTCATGATAGAATGTACCTAAAGGTGGTTTAAGGGGTGTTGTAGGGGCTTGTAGAGGTCAACTAGAGCGTTTCTGAGCACCCTGAATGTATTGCATAACAGGACCCATTTCACTAATAACTTCTCCTCCAAGTTCTTTAATCTTTGGTTTAATAACATTTTTAACTACTTTTGAATAGGTAGATAAAATGTCAAATAACTCAGTTACATCAGTAGTACCTTCTAAAATGCCTTTACTAATCTCTTTACTGTAATCAGAGATTTCAAGCACACCTTTTTTCTTACCAATGTTTTCAAAACCTAAAGCTTTAGACCAAGAATGATAGCCACCTGTTTTACGATGAGCGGCTTTTTTCATCAAAGCAATGTTTTGAGGAACACCTGAAGTAGGTAATCCGATTTTATGCAAGTGATGAATAAGATTAACAGCAATGTAAGGATCTTGAGCAACACGGCTAAGCATAAATTCAGCCGCTTCTTTGTTACCAAAGATATGATGCCACTCTTTACCAACTACCGTGTTGAAAGCTTTAGTAACAGCTTTACGAACAGGATTAGTTGGATCGTATAATTGTTTATCTGGATTAAGAGGATTCTCAGTAATTGCATCATACATTCTACGTTGTGTAGCTGCACTCCGAGTTTGCCTAAATTCTCTCATACCTTGTTTAAAAATTTCCGCCTTTTCAATCAAAGTATCTAGCCAACCGCCTTTGTTTGAGGCAAAGTCATCCATAGATAGATACTGATATTTTTTAGGCAAATCTTTGTGGTATGGTTTATCCAGTAATTTTTTAATTTGCTCAGTAGGCGCTTTATTATCCAATAGGGTTCTAATAGAGCCTTGCCAACCTGTTTCTTCTAAATTAGATGCAATTTGCATTGGTTTAGCTGCTTGTTGAGCTAAATCTTCTTGAATAGGTTGTACCATTTTTTGAAGATTAATACCACCATTAGCTGAAGCCAATGCAACGGCTGGAGTTGGAGCAGATGGAGGTAAATTATTTAAACCCGATGCTAATTTACCAGCACCACCAGTTACAAGTGCTTCATAAGCACTACCAGTCACTGCAGATCCAATTCTAGGATCAATTCCTGCTTTTTCTGCAAGGATTGCTCCTCCAGTTTCAGCTTTAGATCCAAATTGAAGAATTGTACCAGCAGCCGCTTCTAATGTTCCTATTTTAGTAGGATCTTGAGCAGCTTGAATTAAAGGTTCAGAAACTAATTTAATGGCACCGCCGACTGTCTGTAAAACTGGTTTAACACCAGGAAGATTAGTAACAGCTCCAACAGCACTTTCAAATACATCAGCTGCTTGACTACCAAAATACTTTTTTTCTTTTTCTTGCTGTTGAATTTTTTGGTAAGATTCGTTAGTTTGCCATCCCCATTCAGGACCAGCATAAACTCTTGATCTTGGTTTAAATTTGTACTCTTTTTCTTCTAATCTTCCAGATACTTGCCCAATTTCAGGTGCCATGTTTATTTAATGTGTGATAAGATTAGTTGTTCTCTATTTGGATTGCAGCCAAACGTGGCTCGCATCCAAGATAACCAGTTGCTAGTCCCCTTTTCTTGATTACATTTCCTGCAGGATGGAACCAGATTTCTTGTAATCGTTTGTCCCCCAAAGTAGCGAGGAACAACGTGATCCAAAGTAAGTTCATGTAGTTCATAAGTTTCTCCACAATAGACACATTGACAATTGAAGTGCTCTTTAATAGCTCTTCTCCAGAGCCGTTTAGCTTCAGGACTTGTCATGGTTATGAGGTTGTAAATGTAGTGATCAGGGGTTGGCAACAGCGGGGTCATGACTATGCGTACTTCTTACCCGTGCGGGGTCTACGGCGATTAGATGACGGTGTTTCAAGTTTACCGGTGTTTTTACCAGTGTGTGAAGCGTCTTTTCCGTCACCGTTGCCATAAGTACCAAGTTTTCTGTTTAGCTTATTAGCAGCGGTACGGATCTTAAGACCGTTGTTGGTCTTGTTGTACTTAGCTTGCTGTTTTTGGCGGCGCTCACGTGCCTCAGGATTATCTTTGTAGTACTCAGATGTGCTTCGAGCCATACAGCCTCCGTTGTACCATCTCAGGATCTACTTTAGGCATCACAGACGCCAGTTTGTCCAGTGGGTTACCTTCGTAGGCAATACCACTAATGTCATTCTTGGCTAGCCAGTCACACGCTGCCTTGAGGTCTTGTGTGCTGGCTTCACCTGATTTGATGCGTTGAAGGAACTCAGTTGTCACGAGGTTATGAAGCTCATTAAACATATCCTCCGTTGCTTTCTTCTTAGTCATGTCGCATAAGGATACGATCTAGTTTCTCGTCTAACCTGTTCATGCCAGTATCAATTTTGTTCAACGCCCGTTCAAAGTCAACCTTAGCAACGTAGTTACTAACAATCCGAACTTCAAAGGTATCAATGCGTTGGTCCACGTTATTGATCCGTTCATGGACACGGTTAATGCGAGAATGTATTCTGTTTGTTACTGCTGCAACACCAGCTGTTAGTGCCACAGCAGCCGACAATAAAGCTTCAATCATGATTGCTGCATAGGACGAAATGTCATGTACCAACCAGAACCACTACCTTCTACTTCCCAGCGTGGTAGCCAGTTCTTCCAGCTATAACGTACATCTTTACCGCCTTTGCCGATGGTTACATAACCACCGTTGACGTTATCCATTTC